CCCCTTTCGGGGTCCATTGCTGTTGATAACTCTGCATTAATGCAAGCTGCACCTATTATATTCCCGGTACAGGTCTCATCGACTGTATTGTACGTATTCATAAGTTTTATCTCATCTAGAGCTTCTTGGAAACACTCAAGTAAGATCTTTGAAAGGTAGACTTTGGTAGTCGAAAGATTACTAAAGTAACTTTTCTCAGATACTACTGGTAAGTACTCAACCGGAGATACTGCGTTTGGTTCTAAATCATCCAAAACAGTGAACATAAGAAATTGTAGCTCACGGGATGTTTGAGTTAGAGACAGCACAATAGGATGGCTACCTTTAAGGTCGCCGATACTCCTATCTGTCAAGGTCTTCTCACTACAAGACACGGAAATGGATTTAAAAGATTTGAGCAGAAGAGGCAAGGCCTCTTCCATATCAAAACTTCTTATTTTCATTGCTTTCTGTATTATGTTACTGGTCCGTTTAGATGTGATTCTTTGAATCATATCTTCCCGGGTGATCTCAGCAATCTTCTTACCTACACTAATCTTTAGTGTAGCAGAAGTACTGGATCTTAACCATAACATATACTTTAAGCGTTGAAGGTTCTCCGATTTAAGAACCCGATGCAAACCGTAGTGATCTGTATCAGGGGCGATGAAATCTCTCTCGCATAACAATCCTACTAAGTCCAGCATAAAATTTTCGCTGTTCTTCTGTAGTATGTTATGTTTGATTGATGACATTTCCTGGCCTCTTAGAGCGAGCCTTTTGGCAAACTCTATTTGGCCATTATTCTTGTCACCAATGATTGATTTAGTGATATTGATGGTAACACCAATATCATTCATCAAACGTTGGTAACGCCGTGCTACTTTAGCATCGTATATCACAACATCATCTCCAAGGAGAGCATATTCTTTGAAGAACTTCAACGGTTTACCGTTGTGGAACTTCTCATAATTTGCTGCAAATTGGATGATATCATGATGCCATAACGCAAAGCTGGGGAAGGAGGATAGTAAGCCAAGTGGCTGACCTACCGCCCATCTCACATCTTTGTTTAATGGTTTGATGCGAAAGTTACGCCTCGTCATTACTTTATACCAGCTATCGGCTAAATGTCGATCTTTCATAAGCTGAAGACGGTATTTCTGCATACTTGCAGGAATCCTATCTGAAGCAGATGAAAGATCAAAACAATACGTTGGTTTACCTCTACTATTAGAAACAAGGTTTAAAAATCCTCTATTCTGATTAGCAGTTGTATCCGTCGGTATTGATTTTAGTGTCCTATATAAAGAGATTTGTATAGGCTTCAATGATAACTGGCTCCAGTAATCTCCAATTGCAAACTTCCTTGTCTTACCACCAGGTTCTGCTGAAAAGCCTAACCTTCCGGTATACAAATTGGTTTGTCCATCATATGATTCAGATTGTTGTTTCATCCAAGATGTTATCCAATTCTGCCCTAGGGCTTGATTGAGTTCCATTAAAGACGAATACAATTCCTTATCATTGATGACAGCCCTTGCATCAAGGTGCGAACTTGCTACGGCGGGTCCATTAGGACCCTTCGATAGCGTTGTAAGTACTTTGCTGTAAGGCTGTATTGGATCACTTAGATACCCAAGGTACCACTTACGGTGTCGAGTAAATTGTTTAAGAAATTTATTAAACTGCCTAGTAAGATTCAGAACTGCATCTTCCTGTGAAGGAGAATGTTTGTCCGTAATTGCACTAGTATCAGAATAATCTATTTCTAAACGAATTTGTTCGTATCCGCGAGCGATACTAAGGGCGACTCTCTTTTCTTCTCTATTACCTTTTATGAGTGGTCTTAGCGACCATAAGGTTTTAGGGAGTCCAAGTTTGTCTACACGAGTGAACGAAATGGGTTGTGTGGGA